GACGGCGAACAATCTGGTACATGGGGCGCTACAACCAACACAAACCTAGAACTAATTTCAGAGGCTCTTAGCTTTGGCACCGAAGCCATTACTACCAACGCCGACACGCACACCACTACAATCGCAGATGGAGCTACCGATCCGGGGCGCTCTCTGTATTTGAAGTATACAGGAACGTTAGACAGCACCTGCACTATTACAATCGCTCCCAACTCTATTAGCAAGACATGGTACATTGAGAACGGTACAAGTGGCTCTCAAAGCATTATTATTTCGCAAGGCTCTGGGGCCAACGTAACAATTAAAACGGGTCAAACCAAGATCGTGTACTCAGACGGCGCGGGTTCTGGCGCAGCTATGGGTGAGATTGGTACTTTAGGCGTCACTAATCTGAATGTGTCTGGTGATATCACTGTAGGGGATGACCTTACTGTGACGGATGATGCTGCTATTGGGGGCGCGTTGGCAGTCACAGGCAACATAACAGTCTCAGGCACAGTAGACGGCGTTGACTTGCAGACGTTAAACACCGCGGTTACAGCTAACACTGCTAAAACTGGAATAACAAGCGGCCAAGCAAATGCGATTTCAGCTAACACTTCTAAGACTGGAATAACAAGCGGCCAAGCAAATGCGATTTCAGCTAACACTTCTAAGACTACTAATGCGACACACTCAGGAGAGGTTACTGGCTCTGGCGGATTGACCATTGCTAACAATGTGGTTGATGAAGCCAATTTAAAAGTAAGCAACGGCCCAACAAATGGGTATGCGCTTACAGCGCAGTCAGGCAATACAGGCGGTTTAACTTGGGCATTAGTTGGCGCTTCAACTAATTTTGATGCTGTGGGTACTTATGCTTTGTTATACTACAACCAAGGTTCCGTTGTTAATGCAGGGACTCTTCTGAACGGGAACGCTTTTTTTCCTGCAAGCGCAACAGGCGGCACACAGTCTGGCACCAGACCCGGATCGTGGCGGTGTATGGGGTATAGTGGCCCCGGCACTGGTACGTACGGCGGCAGTAACGTAACGACATGGGTAAGGGTTTCTTAAATGGACATAACAATTTCAGAAGTCCGCAATGCGGCCTCACTTCAAGCTGACAATCAAAGTATGAACGTTGAGATTAACCACCCAGACCACGGCTGGATACCTTACACGTTAGTCCCTTGGGACACAGACCAGACAATAGACAACAATGCCCTACTGACTTTGATTGGGTCTAACTTTGAAGAGTATGTTGCCCCTACGCAATCAGAGTTGGACGCAGAAACGGCAGCAAATATTCGTGAAGAACGTGACACCATTTTAGTCACAGTCGTTGACTCTTTGGTGTCAAACCCTTTGCGCTGGGCTAGTCTGGCTTCTGACAAACAGACGGAATGGACAAACTACAGAACGAACCTTTTGGGTGTGCCACAGCAAGCTGGGTTTCCTAACTCTATTACGTGGCCTACAAAGCCAGAATAGGATACATACCATAACATGCTAGGTTTTCCTCTATATTCAGGATCAGCCTTTTTTGATTTAGGTAGTGGTGAGATATGCCGTTAACAAAGCTACAGTTTAAACCCGGGATAAACCGAGAAACCACTTCGTATAGCAACGAAGGCGGTTGGTTTGATAGCGATAAAGTTCGTTTTCGTATGGGTTTTCCTGAAAAAATAGGTGGTTGGGTACGTCAGTCTGTATATAACTTTTTGGGGATTTGCCGTGCGTTGCATCCTTGGGTGGCTCTGTCTGGCGAAAAGTTTATTGGTGTGGGGACTTCCGTTAAATACTACATTAACGAAGGCGGTTCGTATCAGGACATAACTCCTATACGGGTGGCTTCTTCCGCGGTTACTTTTGCCGCAGGGGCAGATAGGTTAGACGGAAATATTAACGCTTCAATACAATCTATTGTTTTAGATAGCGCCGCAGGTTTTCCAGTAGGTGGCGGTCTTATTCTAATAGGTACAGAACAAATACGGTATGTAGGTATTACCAGCGCAACGTTAACAAGCTGCACTCGCGGTGTTAACGGCACTACCCCTGCATCACACTCAAACACTGATTCGGTTACTTGCGCCACACTGTCGGTTACAGACGCGGATGGACACGGCGCAGTGGAAAATGACTTCGTTACATTTTCAGGGGCGGCATCCCTTGGCGGGGTTATTGTTCCCGCAGTGTTGAACCAAGAGTATCAAATTGACAAAGTTGTTTCTTCCACTGTTTTTCAAATTGAAGCTAGAATATCTTCTTTTATTGCAAACATCACTACGACTTCTGGGTTAAATCCTGTTTTTGTATTTGCTAACACTAGCGACAGCAACAACGGCGGCGGTTCATCCGTAGGTGCGTATCAAATTAACACTGGATTAGACACTACCGTTCAAGGTACGGGGTGGGGAGCGGGTACGTGGACCCGCGGTACGTGGGGGTCAGCTTCAGACTTAACAGTCTCTGGCGCTACTTTAAGAATTTGGAGTCACGACAACTTTGGTCAAAACCTTTTGATGAATGTTCGTGATGGGGGTATATTTTATTGGGACAAAGCAAACGGCGTTGCAACACGGGCGGTATCTCTTGCAAGTTTAGGTGTTGCAGCCGATAATATTCCGACTATCGCAAAGCAGATATTAGTTTCGGACAAAGACAGGCACATTATAGCTTTTGGTTGTGACTTAGAAACGGCAATAGGCACACAAGACCCTTTGCTTATTCGTTTTAGCAGTCAAGGAAGCCTGACAGATTGGACCACCAAGGCCACAAACACTGCGGGTGATTTAAGAATTGGCGCGGGTTCAGAAATTATAACCGCAGTAGAGACTAGGCAGCAAGTCTTGGTGTTTACAGACGTTTCCTTACACGCCATGCAGTTTCTTGGACCGCCGTTCACGTTTGGTATTAATACCCTTTCAGAAAACATTACTACCGCGGGCCCTTTATGCGCCGTAGCAGTTAATGACAGCGTTTTTTGGATGGGTAGAAAAGAGTTTTATGTCTACTCGGGTGCGGTAAAAAGGCTTCCTTGTACTGTTCGAGATTATGTTTTTTCTGACTTTAATGAAAACCAAATAGAAAAAGTTTCGGCAGCAACTAACACGGCTTTTTCAGAAATATGGTGGTTTTACCCTTCTAAGAACAGCACAGAAAATGACCGTTATGTTGTGTTTAACTACGAGCAACAAGTATGGTACTATGGCAATCTAAGCCGCACTTGCTGGATAGACCGAGGCGTTGACGAGCTACCTATAGCTGCAAGTTCTGACCACTATCTTTATGAGCAAGAAAGCGGATTTGACGATGGTAGCACGGCACCCGCAACAGCTTTATTGGCGCATATAGAAAGCAGCCAAATAGATTTAGGTGACGGAGATCAATTTGCGTTTTTGTCTAGGATTATTCCTGACATAACTTTTAGAGATTCCACAACAACTGCTCCCGCAGTCACCTTTACATTAGGAGTTAGAAACTTTCCGGGCGGCGATTACTTGCATACGGATGCTAACGCCGTAATCAAAACTTCTTCTATTCCTGTAGAGAAGTTTACAAAAGAAATTAGAACCCGCCTGCGCGGAAGATCGTTTAATTTAAAAATAGAAAACACTGGAACCGAAACCGCTTGGCGGTTAGGCACACCCAGAGTTGAAGTCAGACCAGACGGTAGGCGTTAATGTCTAGGAATCTAGTCCGCCCGTTCTTTCCAATTCCGCCGCAGGAATACGATAAGCGGTACTTTGACGAAGTTATGCGGTCCTTTTCTGTGTACTTGGATCAAATGCAAAACCCCGGAGAGGGCAGAAACACAGCTTTAGTTTTGACAAACTTACAGACAGACGATCAGGGGCTAGAACCGGGAAGTTTATACCAAGGGGCTAACTCTGACGGCTTGATGGGTTATGTGAAAATAACGCTTGCTGATATTAGTGCCTTACGTGGTAATGTATCTACAGGATTTGTTGGTTCAGTTACAGTAACCACATAGGGCATGGAAAAGTAAAACTACATCTGCTAACGTGGTTTTTAAAGGGGCGATACGATGCAGCAACAAATGATTCTTCCTGAAGGTGGTTTGGCTTCCTTTTTGACATCCAACGCGGATGAGTTTGATGACAGCCGATTAGCCTTTGGTCGCCAAA